ATCAGGGCCGGAGCGCCAACCGCGGGAGAAATCATACCGCTCATTGTTCTGTGCTCCTTTCCTAAGCCGCCGTCTTGACGCCCTGGAGAAGCCCTTGCTTGTTCCAGAGGTTACAGACGAGCTCGCCCGCCCACAGGATACGGTCGTAGAAGCCGTCCTGTGACATGGCGCGTTCCATGCCCAAGGTGGAGAAGTTGTACGCGGGCGCATAGTACAACTCCATGAATTGGGAGTTGATGAAGAAGTACTTCTGATCGCCGCCCGCGTCCGCGGGACAGTCCTGGTCGGCGACCATGGTCGTCTTCATGAACTTCAGGTTGTCGAACCCGGCGTCCGCCACGTCCACGTTGACGAAGCGTTGGCCGATTCGAGTGCAGTGGTTCGAGTAGTACAGATATCCGGTCTCACTCGTGAGAATGTAGTCGGGGAATCTGCCGGTTACGCCGCCCGCCATGGTCCGGCCACAGTACATCCGCAATAGCTCCATCTGATCCTTCAGAGTGAAGAGCGGCAGCGTGGCCGAGCCGGTGTAATGCGCGGCGTTGATGTCTATGGACTGGTTCTGCGCCCAGGTATTGCCCGCAGTGGCGCGGTTGACGCCGTTAATCGTCCCGGTCGTCGGCGTTTCGGAAATGTGCGCGCCCAATCCGGTCACGCGTTTACCCGCGTTCCCCGTGCCGTCCAGATAGAAATGCTGGTTCATGGCATTCTGGAGTCCAGTGAGGGCGCTCGTTTCCTTTTGTTTGGCGAGTTTGATCAGGGCTTCGGGTCCGGTATTCCGAACCTTCATGTCCAGACCGGAGATCACGATATCCCGTTGGTACTGTTTCCATTCAGCGCGGAGCTTAGTCAGATTGTCGTATTCCTGCAACCCAAGGGGCTCCATGCCACTATACGACGGGTCGTCGGTGTTGATCTTGTACTCAACCGAGTACTCGATGGCTTCACCGGTCGCCGGCGTATAGCGGCCTTTGCGCTTCAGAAAGTACCACAGGGCGATCTGATTGCCGACCTGGGACACGTATCCCGGAGATCGTCTCGCCAGGGTGGCCGCGAGTATCGAATTATTCGTGATACTCTGAGTCGTTGCTGGCATTGTTCAGTCTCCCAATAGCCCGCGGACCGCCCTTACAAAGTCTAGCGGCGCAGAATTTGGCTGATCGTTTCCGGGGTGGCGCCGGGTTGCTGGCCATAGACCGCGGCCATGCTTTCCTCAAACGTCTCGTCCGGTTTGAACACCGAATTCGCGCCGACCTGGCTCTGCATTTGCAGTACGCTGGCCTGTTTACGTTGGTCAAGTTCGGCCAGGGCGGCCCGCTTTCCCGCCTCAAGACCACGCTGGTACGTGAGGTTGGGGGTGGCGGCGCCGATGGCTTGGTCCATGGTGTAATGGGGGTTTCGGATCATCTCCACGAAAACCCCTCTCCACTGGTCGTCGGAAATACGCACGTCCGGGTTGCTCCGAACGTAGTCGTTCTGTTGACGCAGCATTTCCCGAGCACGCAGGTCATTGGCGGTCTCCGCCAACCGGGCGTTGAACTGCTCCTGCATCTGGCGTTCGGTCCGCTGCATCCGTCCGGTGAGGCGTTCGTTCAGCACCCGCAACCCTTCACGCGCATTTACGTCGGGAATCCCATTCAGTTCGTCCGGCGTGAATAGCCCGGTATCGACTTGCTGACGAGGTGTTCCCTGTTGCGCCATGAGGCTGCTCAACTGGGCCTGAGTCTGTTGACTCTGAGCCAGTATGCGCTGCGCTTCAGTCATGCGTTGCTCGGCTTCACGCCGTAGCTCCGCGGTCTCCTGGGTCTTGCGGGTGTAGTCCTGCTGGCGAAGATATCCGCGTCTCAATTCGTCGGGATCGTTCGGAACCTCGTTCCCGGCAGACTGCGTGGGCGTGGTCTGCTCGGCGGGATTCCTAGGTCCGCTAGGGTCTTGAGACAGGTAATTCGCTTCGGAAACGGTGCCGTCACCGGCGGCGGAAAGCGCGTTTTCGGTTTGAGCTTGTTCCTGGGCATGGCGGTCCGCTTGCGCGGGTGTCGTTATCCCAAGAGTGGCCCGGTTTTCCCAGTTGTTTGGCATCTTTATTCTTCCTTCGTTCCACGTGTCCGGTATCCGGGGACTGATTAGTCCGTGTCCGGGTCGGGCGCCGCTATTAAACTCCCGCGTTATTGCGGGTTGGTTTCGTCGTATTCGCCAAAAAAAGAGGCGCGATAACCATTTCTGGCTACCGCGCCTCGTAAGTTTGGCGCTCTCTTCGGTCTGCTTACGTCAGTTCGGCCCCGTCGGGCCTACCGAAGCTATATTTACTACGGATTACTCGTCAACCAGTCCTCCCACGCGGCGACGACGGTCGCCACAAGGTCAATGTCGGGCAATTGGTACCGGCCTGAGTCGTAAAACGGCTGAATCCGCTTGATCCGGTCACGGATCGCGGTCAGTTCGACGATACGTGTGTTGGTATCGCTCAGTGTTTGCGCCGCCGCGGTCAGCGCGACCGGGCCGACCGTGCCGTGATCGGGACTTAGTGTCACCGTATTGGTTGTATCGAGGCTCATATCAGGATCCTGCCGGGATTAACGGGTGGTTTGCAAGGTTTTTACGGTCAACTCGTTGGTATTTCAGGTCCATCCGGGTCCGCTCAAAGTCGGTTTCCAGCGGTGTCAACCGAATCGTTCGCGCCTTTTTGGCCGGCATGTCCGATTCGGTGGCGCGGCGTACCCCGTTTTCCCTGCACAGGGCATCCTCTTCGCGTTTGGAGGCCACCAGATGCGGTTCCCCGTCAATATGTTCGGTCACATAGGGCTTGAACCCGGCATTAATCTGGGTCCGACCCGGCAAAAACACCCGGCGGCCGTACTGGTTACAGACCTCGCAAGGCATGACGAAGTTGGGTTGCATCCGCTCAATGGCCACATGAGCGTCGAACCGGGTATGGCAGTTTACGCATTCAAACGTGTAGACCGGCATACTTAAAACGCTCCTCCCACCGAATCCAAACAGCCGGAACAGGTATTGTTCGTGCTCTGGAGTTCTTGCAGGCTCTTGTTTTGGTCTTTATCGTCTATCGGCATCGTCATTTTATGTTCCTCTCGCAAAGTTCGCCTGACTGAACATCCGGCCCGTCTGGAACGGCCCGGTTTCGGTCGGCATCTGGCCCATCTGGTTGACCGTGGTTGGCGCGGGTGTCTGACTCTGTATCTGATTGGCCATTTGAGCCGGGAACGGGACCACGTTGCCGCCTTGGGGCTGTCCCGGAGCTTGTTCCTGGGGTGATCCCTGTCCCGGCTGACCTTGGCCCATCATGGGCTGTTGCTGAGGTTGCGGTTGCGGCGGTGGCAACTGGATGATGATCTTCTCGGGGGTCCGCGTGATGTCGGTGTTGCGAATGTATTGCCGCACCAGTTCGGGCCAGTTGATGTCGTAGCCCTGGGCATTGAGAAACGGCACAATCGGGGTCAACTGGGCCATGGCGTCAATCGTCTGACGCGCACGAACAGCCTTGTCCACCCGCTCGGTCGAACCCGACTCAATATCCACGTCGTATTCGGCGGCCAGCAACTCCTTGTCCACCCGGATATAGTCGAAAGCGCGGCCGTCCGGTCCGATTAGGGCCACGACCTGTTCACCCGTCCAGAACTGGGCCAGCAACTTCATGATGCGCTTCGCGGACCGCCGTATCCACCGCTCGGACAGGTAGCGCATATCGCCGATGCGCAGGCCGGCCTGCTGTTGGATCAGGCTTGCTTCCGTGGCGGTCCCCCCCGTGCCCGCGCCCATGGCGATCTCGCTCACCCCTGAAACGTTACGGTGGTCCTCTACGAAGATTTCGCCCAGTTTGTAGGCGTCCGCATTGATTGGAACCTGTGGAAACGACGCCAGAATGTTGCGAATATCCGTTTCGGTGCCGATCCCTTTGAGTCCCACCACCCCGATGATGGCGTTGGCCCACGCGCGAATCTGATCCTCGGTGATCCCGGCGTTTTCGTTGAACGCCAGTTTTGTGCCGGAGTTGCGCATCAGATGATCGAACATGCTGGTGCGGAGCTTATTGATCGCCACGCACTGGTCCGCAAAGGTGTCGGCGTAGGACATTCCGATCGGGCTGGTGTCATCCCTGAGGAACGTCAGGATTTCGTAGGGGCCGTCCTCATTGAAGAACGGGTAGGGCGCCACCATGACCGGATCGTCCAGGCTGTCCACCAGCGTGATTATGCGCTGGTTTTCCCGATCGTAGATCTCCGCGCACGATACCATGCTGGAATCCACCGCCTCGGCGTCGGTCCGCCAGTCGATGTCGGACATGCCGCCGGTGTACCACTTAGACCTGCCGGACGGCTGGATTTGTTCCCGCACGGTCTTGTCCCACCGGGTATCGGCCACGCAATCGCACCAGGGCCGCTCGAAGATGTGGCATTCCCAGCGGGCGTCTTGCTGGCGAGTCACGTCAGGATCGCACAGGTAGTGCCAGGGTTCGATGGACCGGATCCAGGTGTGTCCAAAGTGGACGCTCGGGTCGCGTTCGGTATAGGCCGCTTCGTAGACGATCTTGTCGTCGGCGAATCCCCCGTCGCCTTCGCCGGTCCGGTCGCTGATTTTGGCCGCGGTCGGCGTGGTCTGCCCGTACTGAAACGAGTACCCGTGCTTTAAGATGCCCACGCCATAGAGTAGCCCGTTAAAGATGCCGTCCCGATACTGACTGTCGGCGTCATTGGTCCGCAGCTCAATCGCCAACAACTGCTCGGCAATGGGCGCGGCAATTTCACCCTTGGGACTCAGCGGCTTGCAGAAGATGTTGGGATTTTGGAAGTACAGGGCCGAAGCGGTCTGCCGGATCGTCGCCAAAAGCAGGTTGACGGTGACGCGGTCCTGCCGGATCTGGTCGCTGAAGTAGTTGCCCCGGTAGTATTCGCGCAGTAAGACCCACAGGTTCGCGGTATCTTGACGTGCGCGGTAGGCCCGTTCGATCCGCCTGTGCCAGACGGCGGCTTGTTGACGCGTGAGTTTATAGGCCTTGGCCATGTTACAAGGCCCTCGGTAGCGCAATCATGGAAGACCCCTGGCGCATCACGCGGCGGTTTCCAAGGTAGCGATCTTCAACGGGGCCAAACCGGATATTGTCGTCTACCACATAGGTGTCCGGCGCCGCTTCGAGAGATCGCCCTGGGAACATGAAGATCGGAATCATCGCGCAGGCGTCGGCGACGTCCACGGCGGTGGTTGCCGGGTGCCGGTACAGCTCACTCCGCAGTATCTGCGCGTTCCGGCAGGACCGCAACACTTTGAACAGCCCATTGGCCAACCAGCTTTCGAGGCCGCGGATTCTGTCGGCCTTACTTCTACGGGCCAATCCGACCGGCAGCATTTTCACGGGGATGTGTGTTCCACGTGAAACACCCATGCGCCACATAATGTTTTTCAGCACCTTCTCGAACATGGACGGTTCAAACCCGATTAGCTTGGGCCGCGCGTCCTCGGGGACTTCCTGGCCGCGGAACAGTTCGTCCAGTATCCACGAGGCGCTATAGTTGCCACGGATGATGTCGGTGATATAGATGCAGGAGTTCTCGTCCACGCACCCGGTAACGATGGCGGTGTAGGATTCCCTGGTCTGGTTTTCGCCGGAAAGGTCACAGACCCGAAAGTAGGCGTGGACACCCGCTGGAAGGCGGTCAACCCAAATACGTTCCAAGAGTTTGTCGGTGAATACCTGTGTGGTGGGGTCTTGGGGCCGATTCATGTACTGGGTGTTGAAGAACTTGGCCCCTTTTCGCCAAAGTTTGCGTAGCGAGATTACCTTGTCGGTGTCCTCGAGGCCACCCGCTTCCGACGTGGTGAACCGGGTCGGAAATATCGGGGTCCCGTGTTCCATCAGCCACTCAATCGAGTAGTCGGTGTCGGGGTCGTCGTTCTGTTCCTGGAACGCGGTCAACTGTACCACGTCGTATTGATCGCGCAGGTCCGGGGTTTCCAGAATGTCCCCATACCGATCCGCGAAGTCGTAGCGGGTTCCGGTAAGCAGTTCGATGCACCCAGGGTCGGCCAGCCCATCGGCGTATTCGTGGAACTCCTTGACGGCGGCTAACGCCGAAACCGTGATGCTCTTTTGGGTTACGATATCGTCGAACTTGAATCGGTCGTAGTGTCGGCCCGTGACCATGGCGTCGGTCGAGGCGTTCTCCACGGTGGCTTCCACGAGGTCCATGCCGCGTTCAACCAGCAACGCCTCGTCGCTCCACAGCAAAGGACGGCGGGTGTAGCGGGATAAGGCTGGCCGGACGTGGGGATAGAAGTACCGGAATCGCTTGGATTCCAGGTAGCGCCGAATGGCTCTGGTGAACTTGCGGGCATCGAGTGTCTTATGCGCCCCCACCAGGGTACGCAGGTTCTGGTCCCGAGCGATCTCCTGGCAGGTATGGCCGATGGTGCCAATATTACTCTTGACGTGTCCACGGGGCATCAGGAACAGCTTCTTGCGCTTCCCGGTCGTCAGCGATATCTTACCAAACGGTATCGAGGTCGTCTCGGTACGTTCAAGCCATTGGCAGATCGGCCGATGCAACGGTTCGTACAGCACGGGGTTGTTGAGAATGACCTTGTTGAAGAAGTACAAATCGGTCAGTCCACGTTCGGCAGCCGCCCGCCTAGCCTCTTCTTTTTCGCCGATGCGCGGTTTGGTCAGCACGTCTACCACGCTATCGCTCCCCAAGGCTCTTGGTCAACTCGTCAAAGTTCACACCGGCGCTATCCTCCAAAGGAACAGACAAAGTGATCCCAGTCAGATTGGTGTATTCCTTGATGAGTTTGGACCGGACCGTGGGATTCTTCACGGTGTTGATGTCCA